CCCATAAACTAGATAGAAGTTTTTTAAACGCCTTCGCCCACCCAAGTTTGCTGTCGCCAACAACAATAGTATCATCACAAGGATTAATACTTTCTGGCACTTGTGGTAGTTTGTCAATTTCTTGTCGCTCACAACTAAAGCCTACTCCTGTTCCGTTCATTAAAATGTATAAGCACTCACTAAAAGCACGTTTATTGTTCATAGCTAGGTAACTACAGTTGTAAGCTGATATATTATCTCGCTCACAAGCTTCCCCAGCTGTCATTAACAACCTCATACTTGGCATTACTTTTAAGTTTAATACAGCGTCATGTATTTTATCTATGTCTTTACCTAACGCTGGTGCATGCTTACGTATAAAATTTGTTAACCTTGTAACTGTTTCCTCCCATGTTTCTCTACGATTAAGTTCTGGCATAAACCGAGCGTATCGGCTTACATGTATAAAGCGTTGGTAATTGTCCAAATTTGTTCCTTGTTCCATAATTTCTCCTTGTTAAGATAAGTCTGCTATAAATGATTTCCATCTGTTGTTTACTTTTTTCCAGCCCTCTACAAGCAAAACGTAATCAGCATCTCTAAGGTGCGGTGTACAGTCTGCGTTTGTAATTTTATCAATACGGGCATTCATATTTCCGTAGGTTGTTACTTGTATTAAATGAGTTTCGCCAGTTATAGATATACCCATAATATCGAAGTTCCATAAGTCTTGGCGAATGCGAGCAAAAGGATTCCACCTTTCAACTACTTTAATCATTCCTTCCTTGTAATCCCCACTTTCTTTCATGCGCTTTAAAGTTCTCTGCGTTGGTGAAATAGCCATCATGCGTCTCCTGTTTCATCAATAAACCTGTCAGGGTCTTTAGGGTTGTGTGGCTTTGGTGGTTTAGCTTTGGTAGCTACACCACTAGGTAGCTCATTGCCATAATCATCCTCAGTCCTACCACCCCAATCATTTAACGCAGATTCAATAGCTTCTTCTTTTTTCTTTAGTTTTTCAAATTGGTCATCATTTGGATGTCCAGAAAAAATACTATTCCATGCTTTTTCTAACTCCGCATCACTAATATTTTGTGGTCTACGTCCGCTACCCTTTCCCATTTTCTTCCTCCTCTTTTTGTTTTAACCAAATTGCATCACCTATTGCATCTACATCTGGTTCATAAGTTTCTTTTGGTTCTGGTGGGTTCATATCTCTTTCCATTATTTTACTCCTCTGTAAATTTAGGTTTTTGTACTCCAACAAAACCACATGATTGTTTATCTGTTGGCTCAAAGTCAAATGATGAATCACTGTTAAAGCCTATTGGCATATATATGTAATCCTGATTTTGACACATCATGATTTTAGCATCGGTGCAGTTGTCGTTGTAATACTTCATGGCGTGATCGCAATTTATGAAATGAGATATATAAGTTAGATCATCGTAGCTATCGCTATAACTGACTGCCATGACGAAGTTGCCTACACCTACCTTACTACCTTTTTCATCTGCTATTAACGCTGAAGCAAACACACCATAAAAAGCTATTATTAGTGCTACTACTACAAGTTGAATTATAGTAGTGTTAGTTACATTCTTTAGCTCTCTACGCCTTTTACGCTCTGCCTTTTGCTTTATTTTCCATATCTTTATCCTTTCTTGCTCTCTTTTGTAATTCATGAAAGCCTTATTTTTGTAGCCTAAGTAGCTCATTTTTTACCCCCCTCTAATTCAATTAACATTTCTATATAATGCCTTGCCTTTTGTAAGTCTTGCAATCCATTCTTATCCTTATAACGAGTAACGTATTTAATAACATTACCTTGTAAGTAAGACAGATTGTTTTTGTTAATGTATTCAACAGGCTGTATAGCTAACTTACTATAATGGTCGCCACCTACCTGTTTCCTTAATGCACTGCCTTCATCATACTGATAACTCTCTAAGTCTATTTGCATATTTCCTCCTGTAATCGTTTATGTAATTCACGCTGTGTTCCATACCTTTCTTCCCAAATCTTTTTACCAATGGTATGTATGCCCATGCGACCTTGATGGTGATAGTGGCACAAAGGAATCATGTCTGTGTCCTTCATACCCATACCTGTTTTGTCTCTAATGTGATGTATGTTGCATGGCGGAAGGTCATCTACACCCTCATACCAGCGACACACTACACAACCAAATTCCACCATCTTTTGAAAATATAACTTTTGTGCTTTGGTAGCCATTAAACCACCTTTCCTATCCACCTATGGTTTTTAATGACCATTGGGTGTATGCGTGGTTGCCCATCTATAATTACTGCACTGCTACATATAAATCTGTCTTTAAAGTTTTTACTGTAGCCAAACGCTAAAGACTGTTGGTTAGTTAAACAACCTGTTTGCATAGCCCAGTTTAAATTATCTGGGTTGCTGTAATACTGTATGCTTGCCTTACTATGGTAATGACCTTGAACTGCGTGCATACCCATTTTCTGTGCTATCTGTAGAACGTTTGCACTCATGCCATGCGTAAAGAAACACCTAGAGCCATCGTTAAGACTAATGGTTAAGTCATCAACCCATTTCCAGCCTTTACCTACATCAAGAAATTCGTTGTAATGTTTTAGGTAGGCTTTAGGCAATCCATACTTTAAGGCACGCCTATAAACTAAACTGCTGTGGTTGCTGTCTAGTAAAGTCATGTCAGGGAATATACCTTCCAATTCTTTAACATATGTTTTAGCTAACCTTAACTCATCACCAGCACTAGGTAAGTCTGGGTTTGAGTCGTGCATACTAATTGCATGCTGGTCTAGCTCATCTCCCATATTAACTACCAAGTCAAAGCCTTTGTATTTTTTCTTTAGCGCTCTTAAAAACGCAAATGAGTCTTTGTGGTGGTAAGGTATATGTAAGTCACCTATTGCTAACACTTTTTTGTATTTCATAATTTCTCCTTAATAACCATGTTGTGTAATATCTAAAGTAAAGCCTAAGCTTACTGCAAACCTTTCAACGTTATTGCAGTACTCTATAAACTCTTTTATTGTGAGCTGTGATGTTGTAGGTATTACAACCATTTCATCTCCCAACATTTCCTGTTTGTAACTTAGGTACTTGTATTTCATCATTTGGTGCATTTCCTCAGGCTCGTAGCCTAAGAAAGAACCAAGCTCGTTGATTAGCCTCCAGTACCTTTTATTTTGAGCTGTACTGCGGTTTGACTTAAACTCCTCAACCTTAATATCCCACTGCTTGCTAAGGTCTAGCTCACCAAGATACCTTCTTGCGTGTTCCAACTCCTCTTCTGACGTCACTTTCAATTTTTTCATACCCGTTACTCCTAAATATTTTACCTTCTTTAGATGTAGCTTTAAACTCTACATCATCCCCAAACGCTTTCTTAATGTTTTTAATAAAGTCTTTAATCATCATTACCATTGCTCCGTATATTCAAGGGTTTTATGTTTGTAACCAAAACCCCATTTAGTTTCAGTACCTTGCCCATGTCGTTGTTTAAGTAAGTAAACAGAGCATGGTGATTGAGCCATAATCTTTTCATCCATACCACCTTCAGCCAACTCCCGTTCACGCTTTTTATTTCTGTGTACAGATATGACGTTGTCGACTAAATTCGTAATATCCGAACTGCCAGAAACGTCAAACTTAGAACTGCCATCATCTTCTGATGCTGTTTTTCTACTGTGTGCCACTAAGAATATATGTATTCCTAAGTCCCTAGCGCTTACACATAGCTGGTTAATAAAGTCTTTCTGTTTGGCGTAATCTTCTGATGGTATGCCACATTTCATCAGGCTGTCAATTACCATAAGCTTGACCCCTAACTTCTCTGCACAGTAATAAATGACTTCAAGCACTTTTTTAGATGTTGTTTCACCTTGTGGGTCATACATATAAAGTCTTCTTTCTAAGCCATTAATAAAGTCTTGTATGTATTCATCACTAGGCATAGCCTCACCTGTTTGCTGACACATCCTTCCCAAAGTTTGCTTGGGAAGCATTTCAAACGAAGCTATCATACTTTTCTGTTGTTGCAACAAATGCAACATAACATAGTTAAGCCATGCTGATTTGCCATGTCCTGAGTATCCAGTTACCAATGATACCTCACCACTTCTTACCCTGAAGTCTGTATGGGTTTTTTGAAATGGTAATGCCAAGCCACTTGTTAAGTCCTCATTAAAATAATCATTTACATCTTGCAAGTAATCTGATGGGCTTTTAATTTTTAAGTGTTCTTGGTTATCCCTTTTGTCCATATAACCAGATATTTCTTTGTCAGTTACAATTATGTCTTCAAGCGTCTGTGTTGCCATCACTCTCCTCCCTTGTTATTAGTTTTTTCTTTTGTTGTGCTACGTGCCTTAACTTCATTCTTGCCTTAATGCCTCTAGCCATTAGAAAAGATTTTACTTTTTTAGCTTGACCTTCATGTGGTGTTGCTAAATATACTTTTGGCTCTATGCTAATGTCATGTGCATCGTTGCCAGTTACTAACCATACCTGTAACCAAGGTTTGCTAAAGTCATTAACCCATTCAAATTCTTTCTCCATAACTTTCTCCTATTTAGTTTTTTTATAAGCATCCCTAACATTACCAACTGCTTTTAATAACCTGTCATGGTCTGTATCGTTAAGTGGTTTACCTTTTTTAATACTAGAGCTTGCTAAACCTATTATTAACACTTCATCCCGTAACATTTTTAATACTGCATAAGGGTTAAACCCTTGCTTTTCTGATTGATATAATTTGTTGTCAGGTAGTATATCTTTCCACTTTAAACCACTAGCGTCTAGAATAGACTTTATGTCACATCCAGCAAAACAATTCAGAAGTATTCTTCCCTCGTCTCCCTGTTTAATTCCTAACGAAGCGCTTTTGTCTTCGTGTGCTGGGCAACGACACGAATATTGTCCATTGCCCGACTCACGAACTCCATCAAAGTGGTTAGTAACCTGTTCTATTAAAATGGCACGTCCTCCCCCTCAACAGAAGCGTTAGGTAACCCAGTACCTTGCTTGTTAAGGGGTTCACTTGCTTGTCCACTTAAATATTTTAAGCCACTTTTACTTTCCCTAATCCAAGCACTTAACCTTAGCTCTTTACCGCCTTCCAAGGTTATTGTGCCAGTGTAATCAGGGCGCTTGGGATTGTCCTCTTTGTCCTGTTTGAATAGGGCAAAGGTGTTGGTGTTATCATAATCAGCCATTTTTATTTCCTCCATCTTTAATTTTAGTTATTAAGTCTTCTACTTCTATGTCAAACTTTCTTACTTCATCGGTTATTTGTGCAATAACCTCATCATCTCGCTCGACCCTAACCCATTTGAGTCTAAGCTCAGTTGGATAATCAGGGTGGTAACTTGCAAAATAACCATGTGTTGATTCAGTGCAAGCTATTTGCCATTGGACTTGGTACAGATACCTCTTGTCCATACCATCAGCCATAAGGTTTTTAGCGTGTGTTGTATGCGTAGGACATTTAATCTCCAATATAGCATTCTCACCTCGCAACAAACCATCTGGGCTGGCGCTTGTGTTTACAATATCAGGGTGGTCGTGTGAGCCTGATAAGGCAACTTCCTTTCCTGTAACTGCTTCAAACAACTTACGGGCATCTGGTTCTCTTTCTATGCCATCGTGCATTGCTCGATTCATAACTATTGAGCTAGCGCTAGTATTAGTAATTCTTTCTATTGCTAGTTCCATCCTGAGCCTAGTTTTATATGTTGACTCTCCATATTTAGTTTTTTTCATTAAATCGCCTAAGCGACTGGCGGTTATCTTTCCCAGTCGCACAGCGTGCCATTCTTCCGAACCCTGAATTAACTCCTCGTTACTCATAAGCTAAATTCCTCCTTTGTATTGTCTTGCGTATCTGCATCTTTAGTGTCATCTAATAGAAGCAAACCAGCAAGTGCATACTTACGAGCATACGAGCTACTTGAGCCAAAGCTTTGAGCTATGTCCATACCTTTGCGGTTTGGGTTAATACCAGCTTGTGCTTTAACACTAAGTGCTTCTGTTTCGCCAGCTTTAAATACTGCTACTGCCTCAACATAAGGTATGCCAGCAACCTCTTTTACTTCATCAGTAATTAAGATTGAAGCGTTGTGTTTTTTTAGTAAAGGCTTAACAGCCTCTAATATGTCCTCACAACTGCGGTAGTTATAGTTGCCAAAATTGTTACGTTGGTTTTTTGGCACATTGATTTCATTCTGTATAGCTATTAGTTCTTTCAT